AACTAAAGTCGTTGGACTTTAGTCAGCTATACTATTACCTTGTTGTTAGTATAGCCAGATGACACCGTCATCGTAAAAAACAGGAGAAAACATGTATGATTCTAGAATAGAATGGATGCCAGAGGCTAAGCGATGGTTAATCTATGATAATCCCACACCATATCAAAAGGAGCTAAATGATATGACATTCGAACTCTATTCAATCAAAGACAGGCTTGCAGAAGAATATGGTCCCATATTCCAAGCCAAAAACAAAGCGATCGCAGAACGCAACTTCAACAATCTTGTTGAAGATAAAAAACTCGACGAAGATGAATTTAACCTGGTTAAAGTCGGAACCTTCGATAATGAAACGGGAACATTGACAACTGTATAAAAAAGTATACACTAGGTATAGGAGTAATTAACCTATGCCTAATCTATTCAATAACGTTTCTAAACTCAGACCAGGGAGATCGGTATTCGATCTCTCCTATGAAAAAAAATTCAATTGCGACATGGGTCAACTCATCCCCGTCATGTGTGACGAGGTAGTCCCTGGAGACAAATTCAAAATCAGCAATGAAGTAGTCATTCGCTGGCAACCTCTAATCAAACCAATCCTTCACGAAGTAAATGTATTTACTCATTATTTCTTCGTTCCTTATCGGCTCCTCTGGGACGAATGGGAAGATTTCATAACCGGCGGTTCAGATGGATCATTAGAACCACAAATACCAGTATGGGAAGGCAGTACTTCTACTACTGAAGAAGGTAAGCTTTGGGATTACCTTGGATTTCCTATTGGTATAACGCCAGCGTTAGCCAATGGAAATGCACCAATTAAATTTCCTCAAGAAGCATATAATTTCATTTATAACGAATATTATCGAGATCAAACATTACAGACAGAAGTTCCAAGTACAAATGTTGATATTCTTTTCCGAGCCTGGACAAAAGACTACTTTACTTCAGCACTTCCCTGGCAACAGAGAAATCCAATCGCACCATCACTTCCAATTTTAGGCGAAACTTCAGCGGTGTTTCCGTATGAGAATTTCGATCAGCAGGTGACTATAGCTTCTCCTTTAGGAATTGATCTAGAAACGCCGAGGCATATAATATCTGATCAGGTAGAATCGACAATGAAGGCATTGTTCGATAACAATACAGTAGACCTTACGGCGGCGTCGGGATTTGATATCGCAGATCTTCGAGAAGTCATACAAATTCAAAAGTTCTTAGAGCGTAATGCTCGAGTAGGTGCACGTTATACTGAGTTTCTCGGTGCACATTTCGGCGTATCACCTAAAGACGCACGTCTTGACCGCCCCGAATATATAGGCGGAACAAAATCACCAGTCATCATATCTGAGGTACTTCAGACTTCAACAACCGGATATGAATCATCACCTACATCATTAACACCGCAGGGCAACCTTGCCGGTCACGGCATAACAGCGGATCGTAACATGATCGGATCATATAGAGTAGAAGAGTTTGGTCTTATAATGGGCATCATGTCAGTCATGCCCAAACCCGCTTATCAGCAGGGAATTCCGCGCCAGTGGCTCCGAGAAACAAAATATGACTTTTATTTCCCAGAATTTGCCCATTTATCAGAACAGGCAATACCACAAGCAGAAATCTATGCTAACGATGTTTTAATAGACAATACAAAACTTTTCGGTTATCAGGGAAAATATGATGAAATGAGAGTAAAACAAAACATGATAGCCGGAACGCTTCGATCGCAAGCGGCGGTATCATTGGACTACTGGCATTTAGCCAGGAACTTCGAAGCAGCACCAATACTTGATGAAACATTCATTACAACAGGCGACTCGTCAAGAGTATCAGGTAATGCACCGTCAGGAACATATATCAGAAAAGACATATTCGCAGTACAGGACGAATACGGACTTATAGTGAATTATGCGAATAAAATTAAAGCCATAAGGCCATTGCCCGCGGCATCTAACCCTGGACTCATGGATCACTTCTAGGATGAAAAAAATGGTAAAAACAAAACAGGCAATGAGTTTCAATACTCCTTACAATAGAAAACAATCTCCTGGTGAAATACCAGGAACAGTTAGAATCGTAGAAACAACGGGATATCGTTCAACAAAACAACAGGTAGCCGAATACATGGCAGCAGGCCTACAACTTCAGAACTACAGAAATCAAATGTATGATTTCGAAACAGAAGACAAAGTCGATGAAGATTATGAAGATAGAACAAGATCAACAGGATACGATCCAGCAGATGCAACCCAGGACCTACGAAATGCTGAAATACGTCTTCGTCAGCAGGCTGCTGTCGCGAAGGAAAAGCAAAAAAGGGAATCCTTGGAAATCGATAAGCCGAAGGCAGAACCGGATACAGAACCGGTTAAAAAAGTAGAATAATGTCTGATAATTTCGCTCCTGGTCTTGCAGCAGGCGCTCAAGCTGTAAACGCAGGTACAGGATTATTCTCTATGATATATAATGCTGCAAATCAACAGCGGACATGGAAAAGAGAAGATACCGCCGTACAAAGGCGTGTCGCCGATTTAAGAGCGGCGGGACTATCACCGACACTTGCGGCAGGTTCAGCGGCACAAAGCTCAGGCCCAATACAAATGAGGGGCACGAATCTAAATGCTGGAGCATTAGAAGCCGCTTCCCTGGCGAAATCAAAAAAGAAGACAGATTCATATCAGAGGGATATGATGAAACTTCAAGGCGAAAATGTAAGAGAAAGCACAAGAAAGCTTAAAAATGAAGCATTTACTGCGGAAAGAAACGCCGCAATGGCATCAAACGCATTAATTAGGGACGATGCACTTATGGCGTACGCCATAGAAAATGAAATAAATCCAGCTTTGTTAAATACACCATTAGGACAATCTAAAATGCAATTGGACTTAATGAAAGATTTAAATGCGGCTGATCAGGCATTGCTTTTAGCAATGCTGGCCGCACAAAAAATAAAATAGGAGAGTAAACTAATGGCATATAAAAGACGTGGAAATAAAGGCAAAAAGAGAACATACGGTAGTAAGCGTAAAAAAGGCCGTCGCATTCCTAAGTACGGCACTTCTCGCGGTGGTATTCGTCTCTAGTTGTTGGACTAATAACAACACATTAAATATCGGCATAAATATGACATGTACTAAACCTATAGAGATCAATGGAGATCTATCATTTCCATGTGGAAAATGTATGTCATGCCGAGTACAAAGGACACAAGAATGGTCCATTCGTCTCATGCACGAAAAAACAGATTGGGACCATTCTATATTCCTAACACTCACATACTCAGACGATAAATTACCCACGTCTGGAAAATTGCAAAAATCAGACCTACAAAAGTTCCTAAAACGATTACGAAAAGCTTATCCATCGCCAATAAAATATTACGCCTCTGGCGAATACGGCGAGAAATACGGTCGTCCACACTATCACCTCATAATCTTCGGTATGTCACCAGAAGATAAAATAATTATAGAAAAAGCATGGAATCAAGGGATGGTACACATCGGAACGGTTACCCTCGAATCTTGTAGATACGTGGCATCGTACATTCAAAAGAAACAAAACAGAACAGGTAATAAAGAAGAAGACTTATTTAGTCTTCAATCACGTGGGTTAGGTCTCGCCTGGTCGGGACGTAACCACAGTTATCTTCAGGATAATGAACACATAACACACAAGGGGATCTCAATGAGTATTCCCCGATACTACGTTAAGAAACACGGGCTCGATTTATCGAAAAGCCAGAACGAAAGGGTAGAGAAGGTAAACGAAGAACTCGCATTAGTAAAAAATCAAAATAACGACATCGAACTCTTCGACATCAACCTTCAATCCAAAGTTCAGGCAGATAAGAATATAAGAGCCCGGACTTCTCTAAAAGAGAAAAAATTATAAACTCATGCGAAGCATCAGCAACATGCTGAAGATTGTACTCAATCGAAGCCGACAAGCGGAGCGCGTCAGCTAATTATCAATATGGAAAGTGACACCAATCGTGTCTACTAAACAAAATAAAACTACACACAAAGAACACCAGTTCTCCACACAATCTTCACATAATCCTAGTATTATTAGGTTATGAATAAAGAAGAGACAAAAGACGAACTGTATTTTAATCTTATGGAAGCGGCAAAGCACGCTAAGGAACTAGGCGAAAAAGAAATCTTTGAAGCCATTATGGAACTAAAAACTAAAGTCGTTGGACTTTAGTCAGCTATACTATTACCTTGTTGTTAGTATAGCCAGATGACACCAGTCATCGTAAAAAGAGGAGAAAAACATGGTATTCGAACTCTATTCAATCAAAGACAGGCTTGCAGAGGAATATGGCCCCATATTTCAAGCCAAAAACAAAGCGATTGCAGAGCGCAACTTTAACAATCTGGTTGAAGATAAAAAACTCGACGAAGACGAATTTAACCTGGTTAAAGTCGGAACCTTCGATAATGAAACAGGAACATTGACAACTGTATAAAAAAGTATACACTAGGTATAGGAGTTATAACCTATGCCTAATCTATTCAATAATGTTTCTAAACTAAGACCAGGAAGATCAGTATTTGATCTTTCCTATGAAAAAAAATTCAATTGCGACATGGGCCAACTTATACCCGTCATGTGTGACGAGGTAGTCCCTGGAGACAAATTCAAAATCAGCAATGAAGTAGTCATTCGCTGGCAACCCCTAATAAAACCTATACTCCATGAAGTAAATGTATTTACTCATTATTTCTTCGTGCCTTATCGTATACTCTGGTCGGAATGGGAAAATTTCATTACCGGTGGAGCAGACGGAACATTAGAACCAGTATTACCAACTTGGATTCCAGAGATAGAAGAAACAGCCGAGGGCACCCTATGGGATTATCTAGGATTTCCAATTAATGTCATTCCTGCTGGAGCTTATCCTATGCGCTTCACTGAATGGGCATATAGGGAAATATATAATGAATATTACAGAGACCAGACCCTACAAGAAGAAATTTCGGAAGCTAAGAATATACAATTTCGAGCCTGGACAAAAGATTACTTCACATCAGCACTTCCCTGGCAACAGAGAAATCCAATAGCACCATCATTGCCAATAGTAGGCGAAACATCAGCAGTATGGGCAGAATCAGTATTTGGAATAACATCAGGAGAATTTGCTACACCAGCACCAGGAACCCGAGATGAAACAGGATTCCCGCATTTCGGATATCTAGTAACTCAAGGACAAGCAGGTGTTAACTTAAATGCCGCGATAAATAATAATACAGTAGACCTGTCAGCGGCTTCATCATTCGACATCGCAGATCTTCGAGAAGTCGTACAAATACAAAAGTTCTTAGAACGAAACGCACGAGTAGGTGCACGTTATACCGAGTTTCTCGGTGCACACTTCGGCGTATCACCCAAAGACGCACGTCTCGACCGTCCAGAATATATAGGCGGAACGAAATCACCAGTTATCATATCAGAAGTGCTTCAGACTTCAACTACTGGATACGAATCATCACCGATCTCATTAACTCCACAAGGTAACCTTGCAGGACACGGGATAACAGCAGATCGTAACATGGTCGGATCATACAGAGCAGAAGAATTCGGACTCATAATGGGCATAATGTCAGTCATGCCCAAACCTGCTTATCAGCAGGGAATACCACGTCAGTGGCTTCGAGAAACAAAATATGATTTCTATTTCCCAGAATTCGCACATCTATCAGAGCAGCCTATTTCACAGGCGGAAATCTACGCTAACGATGTTGAAATAGATAATACAAAACTTTTCGGCTATCAGGGAAAATATGATGAAATGAGAGTAAAACAAAACATCATAGCTGGAACTCTTAGATCAGAAGCTGCAGTCTCACTAGATTATTGGCACTTAGCAAGGAATTTTGATTCAGCACCAATACTCGATGAAACATTTATAACAACAGGAGATCCATCAAAATTAACAGGTAATGCACCGTCAGGAACATTTATTAGAAAAGACATATTTGCAGTACAGGACGAGTATGGACTTATAGTAAATTATGCCAATAAAATTAAAGCCATAAGGCCATTACCCGCGGCATCGAACCCTGGACTCATGGACCACTTCTAGGATGAAAAAAATGGAAAAAACAATAAGCATTCCTCGATTCAACACTCCATACATTAGAAAACAATCTCCTGGTGAAATACCAGGGAAAGTTAGAATAGTAGAAACAACTGGATATCGTTCAACAAAACAGCAAGTAGCCGAATATATGGCAGCAGGCTTACAACTCCAGAACTACAGAAACGAAATGTACGATTTCGAGTCAGAAGACAAAGTTGATGAAGATTATGAAGATAGAACAAGAACCCCAGGATATGACCCAGCCGATGCAACACAGGACTTACGAAATGTTGAGAAACGTCTTAAACAACAGGCAGCCGTCCAGAAGGAAAAGCAAAATAGGGAATCCTTGGAAAACGATAAGCCGAAGGCAGAACCGGATCCAGAACCGGTAAAAAAAGAAGAATAAATGGATCCCGTAACATCTTCTGCTATTATCGGCGCCGGAACATCTCTTGCCGGCACGGCTACAAATCTCCTTCTTTCAAAAAAGCGACGTGAGGAGCAATACGCAAGAGAGGATAATGCGGTCCAAAGAAGGGCCGCTGATCTCGAGGCAGCAGGACTATCAAAAACACTAGCCGCGGGCTCCGCGGCACAGGCACAGACTCA